AGCAGACCCTGGTCTCACTTTCCTTAGCCGATAACGGCCTTGGTTAGTTTGCTTCGATGAGGTTGAAACCCCATCGGAGACCCGAGTTCTGTCCCATGTGGCGTTAAGCCAGTGCAGATAACCACCGTAACCGGTGGAAGACCTTTTCGATTCCTCCTGAATCCGACAGACCGCGAGGTCTGGCGAAACCAGTTGGTATCGGAAGGTACAATCTGTACCACCCCAAAGACATTGAGGAACTAGACTCTTCAACCAAAGCCATATGGCCTCAACAGAAGGATCTAGTACCGATAAAGTCCCAATCCGGGCCCAGTGACGAAGCTTGTTAGCAACGTCAATGAGTTCGGGCAAGGTCTTAATCGGCTCCTTAATGTAGAAAGGGGTTATGTCATAACCGTCATAATAATGGCCACCACAACTCTCACGAAAGGGACCCTCGTGCCAAGACTTATCCGAATTTACGGTGAAGCCGAAGTACTTGAGTACCCAAACGAGATCGTGGTAAAGTGGCGTAGGGACAATAATATCGTCCCCATAGACGGAAATGACACCCTTGATGCCTCGGAAATAGGCGGTGGCCCGCGCAAGAGTATAGAAGAGAAGACTCTCCAACTCGAACGTGAAACCATTACCCATCGACGAGAACATCTCGTTCCTGTGCTCCTCACCATTTATATTGGTGACACGACTCCTAACAGAGTCGAGGATGGTGAACCAGTTCACGGGTAGCAATAGAGCTACGAGTTCTCGGGTGACACTATCGCTAGCGCTTGAGAGATCAAGCGTCGCGAGGGAGCCATCAAAGGACCCTGTCCGTGCGAGCGATCGGTTTATCGACTGATCGTTCAGGTTTATACCAGTTACGCGCAGGCGCTCTCGGATGAAAGCACCTAATCCCTTCTGAAGCCACATATTGATATCTGGCTCTTTACAAGCGCAGCGATCAATATCGGATTTCTTGGGAACGGTAAACATAACGTTACCAGGGACCACGCGGAATTCCGTGTGGGCCCCAATAAAGTCCCAGCCTGGTATATCATCGAGGAGATCCTCGAAGACTTCCCAAGCTGAACTGGTGACGTCTGCTTTTCCGAGGTACTTACCAGCTGGGTGGCTGGAAGTACGGTTACGTGATGTCGAAGCACCTCCGGAGAAAGTCCCAATAAGGGCTTCCAGGGGAACTACGTCGCCCAGGATATCCCGGATGACGTCTTGACAAAAGGAAACGAAACTTTCGAACGTCACCCGAGGCAAAATGTTATAGTCCTCGGGAGTTGTTAAAAGACGCTCGTTAGTTAGTGCGTTTCCTTCTTCAGTCACGAGCCACTTGTCAATGGCTCGGGTCCTGCGGAGTTCCGCAGGATCAGTCGACTCGTCAACATACTTAGAGAAGATCTCACCCTTAAGGTAGTCAGTCTTCACTGACCCCGGCAGGGCTTGGATCAACTCGCGGAGTGTTAACGTAACGCTCGGTGGAACCGGTTGGATGATTCCAGACTCGGATATCCGCTGCCTTTTCATTCGGTAATCCTGAATGAGAGACCAGAAGGGGATTATTCCCCTTCCAGATGATAAGGAGAACAATCAGCGTCACGCACAGAAACAGTGCGAGCGCCAACCGCTCTCCGCTACCATTGTGGAGCATGTACCTATTCCTTACGGAAGAAGTATGCCAGTAGAGATATTAGTGCGCAAGCACCCCAAAAGAGTGCAAGGCATTTCATATCAATACAGGCCCTCCAGGTCGCGGATCATGCCGATGACCATCGGGTTTTCACCCGAGTTCAAGAACGACCACACCTGGACCATGAGATCATCGCGATCATTCGCGGTGCTCGCACCGTCCCAGTTGAAGCTCAGTTCGGCATAATTGGTCCGAGTCACGGTCTTACGGACGATACCGTTTACCGAGACATCCTCGACGACCGGCATCGCGAACTTGACGGTGATTTTCACCTTACCGCCAGCGGTACGCGACGTCGACATCGAGATACGGCGATCCCCAAGGGGAACACCGGTCGACTCGACCAGAGTCGCCACGCCACCCGTGATATCGCGGGGTTTGTAGGCGTGCTTGACACCATCACGACCAGTGAGACTGGCCGGAACGAATTGAGGCATATATTGTCTCCAGCGCGTTTGTATATAGCGCTTGCTGAACCAAGGCGGAATTGCCTAGGTTATTCGGTTTGGTGTGGACTCACGCTAAAGGTTCTGGAATATTAATGCCAGAGCATTTAAAACGTGAGGTGTCGAGAAAGGATTCGACTTCCCATAAAGGTCTGGTAATTCGAATTGAGTAAAGGGAACCCTATCAAAATTGAAATGGGCAACCTCCATCAATCCGCCATTCCGGGAAGACGTGAACACCGCGGTATACCGCGTTGATCGATATCCTTCGGCGAAAGCGAGGCCCGCACTAGCGGATAATGAGCTGAGCATATTACCGATTGGAATAAACCAATCAATAACAAAAGAGAATGGGATCAACTCCCACGCAATCTCAGCCGGGTTCAAGAGACCATACGTATCGGCGGCCACAAGGCCTTCGTTCTGTATGATACCCTTGTACACGACACGGGTTTCCCCAATGCACTTCCAAGTTTCAACGAACCCTTCTGAAGTGGTCCGCTGACTCTCAAAAGTCGCACGTCGTGTGGCAGAGGCTTTGACCTCGAGTCTGTTCTTTTGCCTCGGTTTTGCCAAGGTTTGAGCATTCTCGTGGATAGCCTGTATGAGTGGTTTCCACCCATACTGGAGCTCCAACCATAAATCGGCTGGAGTACCATGCCTACCCTTTCTCAAGTTGAGACCGAGGACCTTTGCCGCGAAGGCAAAATTCCCAAGTCTAATTGCACGATAGGCCGTAAGGACTCTCCTGCAGTCTTGAGCTATCATCATTACAGTCTTCCTGGCTTCAGCCAGGTCAGCGCCGTTCTGCAATTTCCCATCGCGCAAGCGATTGAGAGCAGCGACGTTCGCCTCACGCTCACGTTCCTTCAGATCCGTGATAAACCTCATTGGAATATCAAGGGCCATAGGTTTGTAAGCGACAGAGATATACCTTTGAACCTCGCGTATCAACGCATAAGGCTCGTAGGGATCTCTGTAAACTACTTCCGTGAATTTTTCGGGCTCATCTCTGAGCATACGATAGATTCGCCGGTTATAGTATTGAGGGCTCTTCCGATCTCCCTGAACGGGAGCCGGCTTAACAGAATACGCGGTGTTAACCACGTGATAATCGTCATACGAGATCTCATCAGCCGGAAAGTAACCGATCTGAGTCCATCTCGCGACGTTTCTCCGGAGTTCACTTTGAGTGTGAGCCCCGATCTGTTGAGTATGAGCCTGAACCACTGTAACCTCATCCTATCCGGCAATGCCGAACAAGATCGTCCGACATGCACAAAGCTGGTCTACGACC